GGGATAAAGCGGAAGGGCACATCCATGACGTTTACGCCGCCCCCGGCGTCCTGCACCCGACGCATACGCCAGTAGACAAACTGATAGAACGGCGTGCCCACAACCCCTTGATCCGGCGTTGGCCAGACGGTTACCCGGGGGATGTTGTTGACGTACACCGCAGTGCCGACGGAAGGGGTGATCTGGCTGGTGCCATTCTGGGCCCGAAACACGCCACCAATCTGAGTGCTATTGTTGACCCAGCCGTAGTAGATGGTCTCAGCGCCAATGTTCAGGTACCCCGTGGTGGGCAACCCTGCGGTCGAGGAAAGGGTTATTGTTTGCGCCCCGGTATCAGCACTCTGATATGTGTATCCGGTAGGAGACACTTGGCCGTCCAACCGCTGAATCCAAACCTGAATTGGGCGAGCTTGCGTCAGCTTGTTGGGGATTGTCGCGTAGGTAGAAACACTAATACGCGTGATGGTCAGGTCGGCTTGATTAGACTGCTGGTTGGGCTGGGTGCGGATGACATGCTCCAGCAGGTCCACGGTGTCGTTGGGTAGCGTGTAGGTGTTCAGACCCTGAATGAGTGGGATGGTGCCCTGCTCAAACGTCCACATGTTGACGCCCCGGTTGGCCCAGTCAGCGAACATCAGGTTGAGGGACCGCCGCGCCGTCTTCAGATCGTAGCCCGTGCGCATCTCCGAGCCCACGCGCTCAAACGCCTCCTCAACGATCTCAGTCAGATCGAGGTTAAAACTTGCTGCGCCGGATGTGGTGGCCATGTCAATCCTTCTTTGCCGTCACAACGTCGTCGCCCTTACGGACGGTTACCTTGTCGCCCTCTACGTCAACACGCATCGGCAACTCTTGCTTGTCCAGCTTGTCCAGCTTTTCAATCAAAGTCTGAATGACTTTGAACTCAGGCTTTTCCTGCTTTTCAGCCGTGCCAGCGATGCCGTTCATCATGTTAATCAGGGCAACCAAAGCCCCGCCTATCATCGTCATCACTGCCGTAATTGCAGCTTCAGAGAGGAAGTAGGAGGACCCCACACCGATCAACACGATCAGCGTGATGTAAAACAGACCAAACCTGCCGATGGACTTGCCAGCGACTTCTTTGGCTGTCTCAACAGGTTGGGCCTGCTCGTTCATTTACTTCATCTTTTTGAGAGTCTGTGCCAGTCTGGCCCGCTGCCCCATCTTGCCCGGTTTCTTGGCTGCTGCGGCCAGCTTTTTGGCGGGAATAGGCTTCCCTTCTTTCACACCAAGCGCGGAGCGCAGAGCCCCGGGCTTCTTGATTGCGGACTGAATCCATTTGGTGCTGCCACCCTTTTTCATGCCCTCTACGCCACGGCCCTTGAGCACATCCGCTTGCGTGACTTTGCCGTCACCCGTCAAATCTGGAAATTTGCTTGTCATTACCTGTACCTTGCCGTCTTTGCCGCCACCTTGGGTGGCTGTTTCACGAATTGCTTTCCGGCGGCTTTGCCTTTTCTTTTAGCACGCGTTGTCGCAGCGTACTCAGCAGGGCTGAGAGCCTTGATCGCAGACTCTGGAAGATACCGTTCACCCGTGTCAGAAGAGCGTTTACCACTTTTAGTCCTCCACTTTTGAGCGGTCCAATCCTTGAGCGACTGCTGCGGGGCTTTCACTTGTACCCACCGCCACGGGCTTTGTACTGCTTGGCCAAAAGCTGTGCCTTGCGGGCCGACCACTGACCTGCTGCCGTGCCTTGCACCGCCCGAGACTTGATCGACTCAAACAGCGACTTGCGCATACCCGGCTTGGTGTAGACGCCAGCCTCGTTGACCTTGGACTTGACCTTGCCACCCTCGGCGTACTGAGTGAAGTCCGTGTCATCACGGCGGGCCTTACGCACGCCGCCGGGCATCTTTGAGGGCATGATGGCCCCCATCCCGCGACTGGGTCTCATATCAGCAAGCTTTGCCGCCGTACTTCATGCCCAGAGGCTTGGAGCCGGACATCTTGACCATCGTGCCTTTGGTCTTGCCTTTGGTAGCCAGACCGTCGCGGCTGGGAGCAGCGGTGCGCACAGCGCCCATCTTTGCCTTGGTGATACCACCGTTGGCCATCTTCTTCATGCCTTTCATCTCGGACTCCTCGTGTTTGATCATGGACTTGGGAGCGCCTTTCTTTTTCATGAAGGACACTTCCTTTTTCATCATCTCTTTCGACTCTTTCATGTCACCACCTCTTGCAAAAAGCTCTTGCTTACCCTGATTGGTCTTGGGCCTGTTTATGGCCTGTGCGTCAGCACGGCTACCAGACCCGAACCGCCTTCCCTTGTCTGCCTTCATGAACTCTTGACCAACAGATTGCGGGATTCCTACACGCTTGGCAGCGGCGGGGTCGTTAGCCACCATCGCCATCAAGTTATGTTGCGCCTTACTTTTGCTCGGCATGTCAGACCTTGATGATCCAGCCTTTACCAACCACAAAGCCAACCGCCAACATACCGATCCAAATCAGCACTTTTTCAACAACAGTTTTGCCAACCCGCTTGTAAAACTCTCCAGAAAGTTCTTCAAGCGCAAGCTTTGCCGCTTCTTTGGCGATCAACCGTTCACGATCAGTGAGTTCAATTTCAGACATTTCAGCAATTCCACGCCCTCAGGCTCTTGTTGATACGACTGTTCGGGTCTTTCTTGGCTTTCTCGCCGGTCAGCTTGGCCTTCATGCCTTTCATCCGGGCACAAAAAGAGTCGCGGCGTGAGCCGCCCTCGGGCTGCGGAGGTTTGAGCCCCGGCTTGCCCGGGTTGGCCTTGTTGTAGGAGGCTCGCCCTTTGGCGTTGAGTCCGCCCTTGGGGTTTTTGCCTTCCTTGCGCTGCCATGCTGGGGTCTTAGCCATTTACGACCTTCAGTTTGTTCTTGCGGACTTCCTCCAGCAGAGGCACCACCACTTCCTGTTTGAAGTCGTTGGTAAATTCCTCCGTGCCGACATGCGGCAGGCTGATATCCACATCAATCCACACTTTGAACCCCTCGGCACGGGCCTTGTCGCAGAACGAGTAATCCTCGCCCACAAACTTGCAGTCCCGAAGCGTGAACTCAAACACGTTGGCAACCTGCCCAACGCCGTCTTGGCCCAGATACCGCTCAGCTTTCTCGGCCAGACGCTCAACCACGTTGCGGCGCACCAACATGAACCCGGTACCCACACGCTGAATACGCATCATGGAGCCGTCAAACTCCAAGTCGCCGTTCTCGTCAAAGTGCAAGTCCATGAAGAACATCTTGTCCTTACGACGGCGAGGGTACGCCCCAGCGGTGATGTCCTTGTCCCCGCTCTGCGCCAACAAGCGCAAGATTTGGTCAGGTTCGGCAATGACATCGGCGTCAATGAAGAGCAGATCAGTGCAATCAGACTTCAAAAACTCATCGACCAGCATGTTGCGGGCCATCGTGATGATCGAGCAGCCAGAGACATGCCCCAGCTTGACCGACACCCCCACCCGCAAAGCCATCGGCATCAGTTGGGCAATCGTATAAGCGAGCTTGATGTGCACCTTCCCGTCATAGGCCGGAATGGCTATGAAGAGCTTGCGCCCACTGAGGTCGATGGACTTTGTTTCAGCCATAAAACACTGTTGCGGTCACGTTCGTCACCAGACCCACAAAGATGCCGTCCTCGGCCAAAATGCCTTCACCCGGGATGATCACGTTAAACGCGGTCGGGTTGTAGGAATCGGCCTCCAGAAGCAGGTCAGCATACATAGACACCGCAGGAGAACCCGTGATAGTGCCTGTTGCCGAGTCTGTTACTGTGAAAGTATTGGCGTCCGACACCGTGACTGCATAGACGTTGTCTGTTGCAGTGCCGCCCGTGCCAGCGGAAAAGTCCAACCAGACACGATCCCCAGTGGCCAATCCGTGGTCGGTGATGGTCACCGTCACGACATTGGTTGACCGCCCGTATGTACCCGTCTGCGTCACATTGTTGGCAAACACAGTATTACGAGTGGCCGCACTGGCGTTTGCGGACACGATGGCCCCTTTGATGCGCGTACGGTAGTTCACCGCCACGCCCGTAGAAGTCATGTGCGCCGACTTTACGTCGTATTGCATCGTCATGATGCGCTCCTATCAGACCGGAGTGATGGTGGTCGTACCGTCGCCTGCGTCAATCCAAGTGCTGCCAGCAGTAGCGCCTTGAGCAACGTAGAAAGTCTTGGTCGTGGTGTTGTACAGCGTCTTGCCCAGAGCTTTACCGGAGGTGTTCACGGCGTTGCCAATGGCAAGCAGTGCTGCGGAAGTCGTGGTGGTGGAAGTCAGAGCGCCGGTCACATTACCGGTGACGTTCCCAGTAATATCGCCAGTGATGTTGCCCTCAAAGCCGTTGTCAGACTTTACCGGGCCAGAGAAGGTAGTGCGTGCCATTTGAGCCTCACATGCGAGTTGAGGTGCTACTGTCTGCATGCCGTCAGGCCGGGACCTGTCAGTAACACCGGATAACCCCGGGATAGTGGGTTTGTATCACGGCTTTGGTGGGAATGCAAGGGCCTGATCGTCTGAAGGCAGCGCATTTGATTTTTGAAGGTTTTCGGCTTGCGTGATGATCCGCAAATTCCACGGCACATGCAGCCCACAGACCTCATCCGACCGCAGCGGATAGATGTGGTCTACAACGTACTGTTCCCCCGTTGTCTGAGTAAGCGTTATAGCTGCTTGATACAAGTGCCGTATGGCAGATTTTTGTTTACGGGACAACCACCGGGGGGTGGCTTCACGATGTTTACGACGGCGGGCTTTGGTGTCTGCACGAACTTGAAGCTTGTTTGACGCCTTCCAAGTCGAACGGTATTGCCGTAAAACAGCAGGAGGTCTGATTGCTGCCGCCTGTTTTACCTGCGTGTGATTGGCCAAGTACCAGTCGTGTTTCCTGTCTTTGACATCCTCACGCTGGTTGTACTCCCGAAAGTACTCTGCGCGTGTTTCGGCGGCTTGTTGCCACTCCACCTTCAAGCAATCAACGCAAGAGCCTTTGGTCTTGCGTGGGGCAATGTGGCCGTGTTTGCAGGGCTCTCCGGTGAAATAGTACTTGGCCCCGGCAGCCTTGGCTTCGGCACGGGTCTTGGGCATATTTGTGATGTCCATGTGGGCTCCTGAGACTTAGTAACAGGTAATACTGTACACCAACGACAGGCAAAGAAAAACGGCCCCGAAGGGCCGTTTTTACTAGGGTTTACCCTGAAAAATCAGGACGAACCAGAGGAGCCCCACATCCCAAGGGGGTCCGACCAGCCGAAGCTATAACGCTCACGAGCCTTGTACCGGACGTTGCCGGTATCGAAATCACCATCCATCGAGTTCGCCAGAGGCATACGCTCGAAGTGCTTCAGACCGTTGGGAACGTCAGTGGTCAGGAACCAAGCGTTGGTGTCGGTCAGGAAGTGGTTGACGGTGTAGCCTTCGGGGATCGCACCCATCTGCTTCAACGCGTTGATGTCGTTGTCAGCAGTTGCAACCCGCAGCTCGGTGTCAAGCAGACGCTTGGCCACGAACATCAGGCTCGGGGGGATCACCAGCTTACGAGGCTTGGCAGCGATCAGCAGACCACGCTCATCGGTCCACGCAGCGATTTGAATCACAGCGTTTTCCAGAGCAGTCTCGTTCAGGTCAACGCCAGTGGTCGGGCTGTTGTAGTTCACGCCGCCAGAGACCAGCGGGTGGCCCACACGGGTGCCAGAACTGTTGTTGCCAAACAGCGAGACGCCGTCACCACCAGCATAGGCGCCGTTGAAGCCGTTGTTGATAACGGCTGCAGCCTTAACCTGCTTGGTGTAAGCCATCGCACGGGCCAGAGCTTTGGTGTAACGAGCAGACAGGCTGTCGTACAGGTTGTCCTCAATCGCCTCTTCGGTGATCGAGAAGCCCAGAGCAATGGTCTCGTGGGTGTAGCGGGCGGTAAATGCCTCCTGCGCATTGTCGTAAGCGATGGCAGAGCCCTCGTTCTTGACAGGTGCGGCAGAGAAGCCCGACAGCTTGGTCTCTTCTTCAAAGCTACGCTCCGATTTCTCGGTCTCGTAGATTTCCTTGTGCTCTTCGCCATAACGAGCGTACTCCATGCCGAACAGAGCGTTCAAGCCGGGGAGCAGTTCTTTGAGCAGTTGTGCGCGTGAAATAGCCATTTTTCAGTACTCCTTATTAGACGCCAGTGGTGTCGAGATACTGATGCTGGTTGAACTTCACAATGAACTCATAGTAGTACGTGGTACCACCAGAGATATAGGAAGTTTCCGGCACAACATCAACCACACGGATTGGCAAGGTGCTGGTGGTGTCAGCCGATGCACCGTTGATGCCGTAAGCGGAATCACCAGTGGTCGTCGAACCAGTCGCAGTGGCCATAGCCACGTTGGAGCCAACCAAAGCGCGGGTATACCCAGC